CTCACTAAGGATTACCTTTTTCATAGGACGAATTACAGTAAATTCAAAATGTTCCCATGCCATTAAGAGCTCGTCTTTATTATTGCCTAGACCATTTGAACCAGTTCTGATACCAAGTAGTAGTGGGCTTGTAATACCATGACCAGTTAGGATTCGGCTTGTTACCCTTTCATCAACTTGTAGATAATAACCATCATTTACACTTGCAAGCGGAGTAATTTCTGGTTTCATTTCAGCGCCTTCAGAGAAGGTCACAAAGAAGCGTCCTGCATTCTTTTGGCCTGCAAATGTAGCATCTATTTCCTGATAGAATTCGCGCTTGCCTTCATCACCAGGATCACCCGTAGGAACATTGATCCACATACTAGGAGTAAGACCATTTGAAAGATTACTTAGGTGGAATTCTGAAATAGAAATATCTAATTGAATATCATTAACTGAACCAATATAGTCTGGTAAAGGATAATAGAATTGGTCAGGAGAATAGGTTTTTACATAGAGTATTTGACTTAAGGCACCTTCAACTCCATCTGCTAAGCCCTGCTTTGCGTCCTCTTGTGAAAAGGCATGGAATTTTTGTGGTTTAAATTTACGAACATTTTTCCAGTCAAACGAGTAAAAATATTCATGACACTGATCGTCTTCACCAGCATGACCACTACGAACTTTAGAAAAGTCTAGCGCATAAACCTCAGCAATAGTCTCAGCATCATTTGACCAAATAATATTAAGGGCAAATCCTCCATGAAGACTATAATCTAGACCGATTCTTTCTATTACTTCATTCCAAGTTTCATAAGGGTTTGCCCATTTTGTTGCATACTGTAAATCGGGTTGTTTTGCAGTTAAACCTCCACCAAGAATAGCATCAGCTTTTGACTGAATACATCTACGATTGATTGCACTCTTATTGTACAAATCCACAATAAAATTTGGAAATAGGTTATCACCACCAAAGTAGATCCACTCTTTTCCTAATTTTTCTTTAATAACAGGTAATTCAACCGTATTAAAAGTAAAGCCTTTTAAGTTCTTCATAATTAACTTGTGTAAATTATTGTTTGTAAATCTTCATTTGTACTTACATAGACTGCCTTTTCAACCTCTTGAGTAGAAGCATCATTGCTTACAACAGTTAAGTAGCCTTGAGTTAAGGACTGACCGCCAAGGAGATTTGATTGAAGGCTCCATATCCAAGTTCCAATACCCTCTTTGCCAAAATAGACTTGAGGTAATTGACCAGTGGTTGGCGTTAAGTCTTCTTGTGCCTCTGTTGGGACTCCATTTAACTCAATTAAGAGATAACGATCATTGTGTTGAGGTGTCGCTGGGATAGTAATTGTTTTAACTACATTCTGTAACTTATTTTGAATAAGTAGAGTCCATCCTTCCGCCCATACACTAGCTGTATAGAGTGGAGAATCACTTATCTCGACATTAAACGAGTTGTACCCTATTGAATTTAGATTTATCATATATCTTTAAGTAGAAGTTTTAGGCGAATTGCATGCTCTCGCCACTAAAAACAAGAAAAGGGCAGCTAAATGCCGCCCTAATCTCTATATAGACCCTTTGCGCCAGATTACTCTACAGTAATACCAGTTGTTGCATCAGGGAAATCGATAACGATTTGTGCTGGATCAGGTTCCATACCTTGTAGGGTAAGTGTGAACTGATTAGCATCACCAGGTGCTGTTCCAGTTACTCCAGTAGAAGCAGAAGCTTGACAACCTCTAGTTTTACCTAGTAACCAATAAGTACCATTGTTATCTTCGAATACAACGCTTAAGTCGCGATTCTTAAGAACAAGCTTAAGAACGTTTCTCTTAGCTGTATCCATTTTCTGGAAGTTCATGGTTAACTCTTGAGTATAGTAAAGAGTACCATTAGTTGGTGCGATATTCGCAGTCTGCGTGAAAGAAGCAGTATCTTTAGGAAGCTCGAATTTGAAGTAAGTACCAGTTCCAGCGATATCAGTGATATCGTCTGTTCCATTATAGGTATAACCAGTGATAGTTCCTCCAAGAATCCAAGCTGTTTTGATACCACCTAAACCTTCGATACAATCAAGAGCGATACCGTCTGTAATTACACATGCCATTGTTTTAGTGGTTTTTTTTAATTTTAATTAGCTTGGATTAAGCTAGGTTGTTTGAAACAAAGTTTTCAACGAAAGCAACTTTAGCACCGATACGGAATTTAGCCATAATCTTTACTTGGTCGTTGTACTTATCGTAGAATACATCTAACTTATCGAAGTCATCCATCAAACCAACACCAACGATCAATTCAGAAGCAGGTCCGCAAATAATACGGTTAGAAGTTCCAAGACCTAAGAAAGGTTTTGCAACAACGTTAGTACCAGGTACAGTTACCATTTGAGATTGAACAGCTAAACCAGTGTTGTTTTGAGCTGGGTTGTAAGACGTGAAGTAGTTAGCAGCAACAAGAGCAGCAGTGTAAGCTCTAAAGTTAGCATAAGACATATAGATTGTTAAGTCTTCTTTGTCCAATACTTGAGAAGGGATAGAGTTTACGATTGCGTTAACTTGAGCAATAGCGTTAGATGGAGTAAGAGCAGCTGGAGTAACACCAGATACAGCTACAGCACCGTTAGCTACAGTTACGTCGTCGATAAGACCTGAAAGAGATCCACCGTCACCTTGGAATACTAATTCCTCAACGTATTTTTTGATTTGTTTTACTTTCAATTGAGCGATTGCATCAGCGAAAGGAATTTCCTCTAACTGACCAGCAGGAGACAATTGAGAAGATAACCAATATCCTCTTAAGTCTTCAGGACAGTAAGTTTCTTTAATTTGCTTATCAACAATAACAAGATCAACTTGTTCGAAGATAGACTGGCCATCAGCGTTCCATCCGCAAGAGCTTGCAGCAGGAGCTAGGTCAGATTTAAGGATGTTAATTGCAGTAGTTCCTGCAGTCAATCCTGGACGCACTTGCGCGTTATTCATGATAGTAGAACCCAAGACAGCTTCGCTAATAAGACCAAAAGAGATCTCGTCGGTATAGCCGCTTAAGCCTGTTAAATCAAATCCAGTTGCCATAATTTAATTTTATTATTTTTTTGTTTTTTAATTTTTAGAACTTAACGTTCATACCTTTTGTCATCGCTTTAAGACGATTAACTTTTGATCCGAAGTCTTCAACATTTTCTTTACCGAAATTGTAAAGTGTGTTTGGAGAAGTAGTGATTTTAGAAGCACCAGGAGCTTTTTTAAATTTGCTCATGTCCTCTTTAACCTCTTCAACTTTAGGCATCATCTCTTCCAATTTAGCCTCTAGTTTTGCGCATCTTTCTTTCAGCATTTCCATTTCTGGTGCTAATGCTTCAATAATTGCGTCGATTACACCAGGAGCGATTGGAAGTTCAATCTCTACCTTGTCTTCGCCCTCTTCCATTGTCTCTTCAGTTTCTTCAGCCATTTCTACTTCATCAACTACCGGAGCAGTCTCTTCAGCAGCAACTTCAGCAACCTTAGGTTCAACGTTAGTGATTACACCATTTGCATCTACAGTAATGTTAAGATCTGCTGTTGAGTGAACACCTTCAGGAGCTGGGCTAACTGTACCATCTTCTGCTACAACTGACAACGCCATTCCAGGTTCAAAACTCTCAGCTGAAACTTTCGTTCCATCTACAAGAACTGCTTCTTCAAACTTAAGTAATCCAAGCGCGATCTTAACGCGATTAATTACGTTTGCTTTTTGCATGTTTTGCGTGTTATTTTTATTCATATATGAGTTAGACATAACCGTCTAATAGTAAATAGAAGGGCTACCATTACTGACATTTTCTAGGTATATTTTCATTATGAAGACATACTACATATATCATATTCCAGGTGTCAAGATAGGGTGTTCAAATAATCCTAAAGCTAGGGTTAAGAGACAAGGCTATAGTCAATTTGAGATTTTGGAAGAGCACTCTGATATTATGATTGCATCAGAACGTGAAATAGAATTACAAAAACAGTATGGTTATCAAAAAGATAATGCTTCACAATTATATTATAAACAGTCTAATCGTGGCAGACTTGGAGCTATTTCTCAAATAAGAAGTGGAATCAATAATTGGCAAAGAGGATTAGGTCGTAAAGGTTTCGTAAATGAAGAGCACCAAATTAAAATGTCATCTGCCGGTGGAAAAGCTAATCTTGGTATAAGTAAACCATCTTCAATTATTTTAGCAAAAGCTTTAAATATTGATTGGACTTGCCCATATTGTCTTAAGACTGGAAAGGGTTCTGGTAATTACAATAGATGGCATGGCAATAACTGTCGTTATCGACCTTGACCTACATACTTCTTGGGTTTCTGCTCCTTAGGTCCAAAGCTTTTCTTAGCTTTACCTACCTTTTTAGTTTTTCTGATAAAAACGCTTGCAGTTTGTCCTTTCTTTGCCATTATTCTTCAATTATTCTTTCTG